CTCCCTCGCCACCCTCGAATCCTCCCTCGGCACCCTCTCCCAGCAAAACGCCGACGCCGCCTCCATCACCGGCGGCACCGCCTATTTTGACACCCTTTCCGCAGGCACCGACCACGCCGCCGCAGATGGCTACCTCACCGTAGCCGCCAACGGCGACCTCCTCGGCACCGGCGCAAACCGCATCCTCGGCTTCATCGCCGGAGGCGCAACCTACTAAACCACAACACACCACAAAACCACCACCATGATCCGCAAATCACTCGCCATCCTCACCCTCGCCGCCGCCGTGCTCGGCACCGCCGCAGCCCAGCAGCCCCTCCTCATCACCACAGCGCCCAACCTCCCCGATGTGCGCCTCGGCCAGCCCGTCAGCCTCGCCCTCAACGCGCGCGGCGGCGTCCCGCCCTACACATGGAGCCTCGACAGCGGCAGCCTGAACGGCCTCAGCCTCACACCCGCAGGCCAGATCGTCGGCTACGCCAACAAACGCGGCACCCTCACCATCAAAGCCGTCGCCACCGACAGCGCAGACCCCACCCACCGCTCCACCGCCCGCATCTTCAAGCTCAACATCCTCCCCGCCTTGACCTCGAACTCCACCGGCAACTTCACCTCCAGTAACTCCACCAACTAATTTCCCACCAAGGAAAAACCAAACCACCACAACCAATCCACATCTAAAAATACCATGGCACTTCCAACCGACCCAATCCGCTTCCGCCAACGCCACCGCCTCAACGACGGCACCAACCAACCCGGCGCACCCCTTGACGGCTTCACCGCTGAAATCACCGTCGATATGCCCGGCGACATCGTTTACATCGGCTACGGCGACGATGGCGAAGGCAACGCCACCACTCAAATTCCCGTAGCCGGTGCAGGCCACTTCGCCACCCGCGCCTACGCCGAATCCCTCGCCGGAGGCGTCCAAGACAACCTCGACACCGAAGTTGCCGCCCGCGAATCGGCCATCGACACCCTCACCAATCGAGTCGCCAATGTCGAATCCAACCTCGACCCCGCCGCGCTCGACAGCCTTACGGAAATCGTCACCGCTTTCCAGGGGGCGGACCAAAATCTCAACGGAGCCATCACCAGCCTCGCCGCTTCCGCCTCCGCCGCTCTCGCCGCAGAGACCACAGCGCGCGAAAATGCCGACTCCGACCTTCAAGACGCCATAGATTCCGAGGCCGCCACGCGCGCCGCTGACGACACCACGCTCACCCAGAACCTCGCCACCGAGGTCTCCGCTCGCCAGACAGCCGTCTCCGACGAATCCGCCGCCCGCGCCGCCGCCGACCTCATCCTGGAGACAGCCATCTCCGCCGAGTCCACCGCACGCGCCGAAGAGATCGCCGAGGAGACATCCGCACGCGAAGCCGCCATCACCAGCCTCAGCGCCGATCTCGCCGATGAGGTCACCCGCGCCACCGCCGCCGAGGAAACCTTGGACGCCAAGATCGACCAAGAGATCGTCGATCGCGCCGCCGCAGTCAGTGCAGAGGCCGCAGCCCGCGAAGCCGCCGACACCGCCGAAGCAACCACCCGTGCTTCCGCCATCAGCGCCGAGGCCGCCACACGCGCCTCTGCCGATACAGCCCTGCAAAATTCCATCACCAGCGAGGCCAGCACACGCGCCGCAGCCGATGTTTCTCTTCAGACGGCCCTCACAGCCGAGGTCAACCGCGCCACCGCAGCCGAAGGCGTCATTAACACCCGCATCGACAATGTGTTGAGCAATGTGGACGGCACCGCGCTCGATTCGCTGACGGAAGTTGTAAGTGCCTTCCAAGCAGCGGATTCCAACCTAAACGGAGCCATCACCACGCTCGCTTCCAGCGCCAGCAGCGCCCTCGCCACCGAGACCGCCGCCCGCACCGCAGTAGACACGGCCCTTCAGACCGCCATCGACTCCGAAGCCAGCACCCGCTCTTCAGCCGATGCCAGCCTCGCCGCCGACATCTCCGCCGAGACCGCCGCGCGCTCCACAGCCGTAGCCGCCGTCGTCGCGGATCTCGCCACCGAGACAGCCACCCGCGCCAGCGCCATCAGCGCCGTCGAGAGCAGCATCGCCAGCGAAGCCAGCACCCGCGCCGCAGCCATCACCGCTGTAGAATCCAGCCTCTCCAGCGAGACCTCGGCACGCCAGTCGGCTGATAACGCCCTCGATAGCCGTCTCGACAGCGCCGAGAGCACCATTACCGACCACGAGACCCGCTTGGACAGCGCCGAGCAGACCATCGCCTCCCTCGGCACCCTCAGCACCCAGGATGCCGATGATGTCGAGATCACTGGCGGCACAGCCATCCTCGAATCCCTCGAAGTCGGCCAAGCCAACGCCGCCGCGAACGGCAGCGCCACCATCCACGCCGATGGCAGCGCCTCATTCACGAACCTCACCCTCTCCGGCAACCTCACCGGCTCCGGCACCTCCGTGCTCACCGGCTTCGTCATCGGAGGACAAACCTACTAATCCAAAAACCACACCGCCGGGGCGCGGCCAGCCCGCTCCCCGGCACCCAACCAAAACCTAATCAAAACCTAACCACATCACTCATATGCCAAACTACATTAAACTCGGAAACCTCCGCATCGAAATCCCTGAACCCGCCAACAACGGAGGTGGCGGCGGTGGAGGCGGAGGCGAAGGTCTCCTCAACGGCCTCCTCGCCTTCTACAACCTTAGCGACCTCACCGATTCTTCTGGAAACAATCGCACTCTTACTAACAATGGTGGAGTGACTTTCTCTTCCGGAAAGATTGGAAATGCTGCTGTTTTTAATGGGAATTATTTAAAATTAGAATCTTTTACAATTCCATCTGAATTTAGCATTTCTTTTTGGTGCAATATAGAAACTACAGCAGAAGGAAATTACCAAGTTACAGGTTTGTTTGGAACTGGAACAGATTTTTTCTGCCACACTCTTTCCAATGGTCAAACATTAAAAATACATTGGGGAAATCCTTATCCTAATAATTTTAATGCTGATGACCCAAACAATAATTCTTCTGTTTTGTTGAATGATTGGACTCATGTAGTTATTGGTCAAGATTCGGCAAAAAAATACATTTATACAAATAATGTAAAATCAGAAATCCTTTCTAACGGGATAAGTGAAGTTACTACAAATATAGCGATTGGAGCATTTTTGAGTGGCGGAGTAGAACCTTATGTTCTAGGAAGCAAAAAAATGGATGCCTTTGGTATCTGGAACAGAGCACTTTCTGATCAAGAAGTAGCCGCTCTCTACAACGCCGGAGCAGGCAAAGAGCATCCGTTTGCGTAATGGACCTCGGGCACATACTGCCCCTCACCAGTGCCGTCGCCGGGAGAACCCCGGCGGCGGACGACTGGCATGAGAAAGAGATGGCGGTAAACACCGCCGACGGCCTCATTTTCCAAAAAATCGACGGCCAGCCCCTCGTCATTTCCCGCCTTATCCCCGCCCCGCCCGAATCCGGCACCCACACACTTAAGTCCATAGAAGGAGTCATGCAATGGGTCGCCGACTAATTTTCCCACTCCTCGCCGCAGCCGCCCTCCTCGCCGCCTGCGCCCCCCGCAATCCCGAGTCGTGGATGGCCTTCGAGCGCAACGCCTGTTTGCCGACTGCCATCGCCATGGCCCAGGGGCTGGAGCGCCAAAACATTCAGGCCAAGGTCGTCACCTACAACTACCCCGACCCCGCGACCAAGCGCCTCACCGGCCACGCCATCACCGCCTATTTGTTCCCCCAAGGACAAAACCAAATGTGGACCTACGACTTCATGGGCTCCTACCGCACCCGCGCCTTCTGGCACGACGCGCACGCCATCGCCCAACAGTCCGAAAACCTCCGAGGCCGACCACACCACCGCATCTTCCAATCCCAATTCGAAAAATGACACCCGACTCCGCCCTCAACACCATCAGCCACATCTCCAACCAGAGCGACCGCTGGATATTCGTCGCCCTGCTCGCCATCGGCATCTTCGCCGCCTGGATGCTCTTCAAGCACTTCACCAGCCGCGAGCAAGCCCTCGAAGCCAAGATCGACCGCATCGGAGCCGACAGCAAAGAGCAAGGCCAGCAATTCATCTCCTACCTCCAAACCGCCAACCGAGAACTCACCCAGATCCTCACCGAAACCAACGCCACCCTCCACCGCAACGCCGTTCTCATGGAGCGCGTGGAACGCAAACTAGAAAAATCACTATGAAAAACACCCTCATCCGCCTCCTCGCCTGCCTCGACCTCGAAGGAAAACTCCGCGCCACCGGGTCCACCTCCGCAAAACTCGCCGCCGTCCGCCAGTGGCTTGACAACCTCACCCTCGCCGCCGCCGCCAACCCCGACGAAGCCCGCCCCGACTGGCCCGCCGCCCCTCACCCCTTCGAAGCCGTCCTCGCCGAATCCCTCGCCGCCCTCACCGCATGAGTGTTGAAACCGTCCGCAATCGCCCTGGCGTCCGATTGAGCATTGGCGAAGCCATCGCCGCGCTCGCCCTCGTCGCCACCATTTTTTCAATTTCCCAAGCGTGGTGGGTTCTGCCCGAGAAAGTCCGCGCCGTCGAAGTCGACAACGACAAACAAGAAACCCGCCTCGGCAATATCGAGCGCCTCGCCGCCGAACGCGCCGAGACCCTTGCCCGCATCGACGAGCGCACCAAGCGCATCGAGGAAGCCCTCCGCGCCCGCTGAGTTTGACACCATGGCCGTGTTTGCGGCCATGAAACCCGCCCTTCTTTCACTCCTCGCAGCCCTCCTCACCGGCTGCGTCACCATCCCCGTCCCGCCCTTCGGCGAATCCCGCGGCGCCCTCGGCGACCTCAAAGTCAGCGTCACCGTCCAATATTTCCCAAAAACCAACCCCCTCCAGAGCACCACCGCCACCGACCACGCCCTAAAAAAGCTCATCGAATCCACCTCAACCCGAACCCTCAAAGACAAATGAAAATCCTCGACTACATCCTCGCCCGCCTCTCCGAAAATTCCACCTATCGCGGCGCCATCTTCCTCGCCGCCGCCCTTGGCCTCCAGCTCAGCCCCGAGCACCAAGAAGCCATCGTCACCGCCGCCCTCGCCGTCGTCGGAGCAATAAATGTGATCCGCAAAGGCAAATGATCCTCGCCTGGCTGAGTCGTATATTAGGTAGGGATGGCTCGCCGAGCCGTCCCAAGCCTGTAACGCCCGCGCCCGCACAGCCAGCCACCGCCCCACTCCCCGTCACCGCCGTGACGAAACTCTACCCGCAAACCAACCGCCGCACTCCCAACATCTCCGCTGGCCGCACCATCCGCCCGACCCACATCGTCCTCCACCACACCTCCGGCGCCTACGCCGGATCCGTCTCCTGGTGCATGGACCCCATCAGCAAAGTCAGCTACCACTGCATCGTCGCGCGAAACGGAAAGCGAACCGTCCTCGCCCCGCCCACAGCCCGCACCTGGCACGCCGGAGTCTCCTCCTGGCAAGGCCGCAAAGACGCGAATAGCTGGTCCATCGGCTTGTCATGGGAAGGCGACACCTACACCACCCCACTCAGCGCAGACGCCATCCTCTCCGCCGTCGAATACCTCCTCCCTATCCTCGACGAATACGACATCCCGCTCACCCACATCATCCGCCACGCCGATGTCTCGCCCGGCCGCAAAAACGACTGCTCCCCCGCCGCCCAATCCGCCCTCCTCGCCGCCCTCCAAAAAATCCTCGGCAAATGAAAAAACCCAACGCACTCCAAAACATCGTCTCCAAAAGCCAAGTCGCCGCCGCGCTCAACGAAGCCGCCGCCGCCCGCGCCCAGCTCGAAGCCGAACGCCGCGCCCACGCTGAGACCGTCAAAGCCCTCGAGCGCGTCCGCTTCACCCGCCCGCCCAAAAAAATCACCCCACGCACCAGCACCGCAGGCACCGGCGACATCGTCGAAGTCATTTTCTCAGATGTCCACGGCAACAAGCACGACCCCGCTGCCATGGCCGCCTTTCTCGGCGATCTCAAATCCCTCAACCCCGACCGCCTCATCGTCGGCGGCGATTTCGTGGATTGCGGCGGCTTCCTCGCCGAGCACCACACGCTCGGATATGTGGCCGAGACGGACGACTCCTACGAAGACGACATCGCCGTCGCCAACAGCCTCCTCGACCAAATCCTCGCCGCCGCCCGCCCCAGCGAAGTCCACTACATCGAGGGCAACCACGAGTGGCGCGTCGAACGCTGGGCGCTCACCCAACGCCTCGCCCATCACAAAGACACCGACCTCCTCCGCCGCACCTTCTGCCCCGAGCATGTCCTGCGACTCAAAGACCGCGGCATCGCTTACTACCACCAAGGAAAAACCCACGGCGACTGCGACACGCCAGGATGGGTCAAAATCGACAAAGCCTTCTTCGTCCACAAAATCTCCAACGCCCGCGATGCCGCCGGTCAAGCCATGGCAAAAGCCGCCGCCAACATCGTTTTCTTCGACACCCACCGCGCCGCCTACAAGCCCATGCACCTCCCCGGCGTCGGCCTCATCAGCGCCTGGAACCCCGGCTGCCTCTGCAAACGCCAACCCCTCTACGCCAACACCCGCCCCACCGAGTGGACCCACGGCTACCTCGTCCGCTTCATTTCTAAACGCACCGGCAATTTCCAGATGGTCAATGTCACCATCAACGACGGCGTCAGCTACGCCAGCCTCCTCCTCAAACCCAAGTCATGAACAAACTCCTCGCCCTCGTCGCCAAGCACAAAGCCGCCAAATACGGCATCCCGCCCAACCAAGGCTGGCTCACCCGCCAGCAAGCCGCCCGCCAGCTCGGCACCACCGACCGCAATGTCCACGACCTCCTCCGCGACGCCATTGAGGCCAAAGACATCGAGTGCAAAAAATTCTCCGATTGGGACGCCGCCAGCATGCGCCCCGTGCAAGTCACCTGCTACCGCATCCTCGCCGACATCCCCGACAAAAAATCCCCCGCCAAAAAATCCACGCCTGCCGCAGCCGTCGGCCCCATCAGCTCCGAACTCCGCACCGCCGTCCTCGCCGCCCACAAACGCCACCCCCACATCCCAGGCCGCCGCCTCCGCGAATACCTCCCCCCCCGCCTCCGCCGCGCCTCCACCGGCGACCAAGTCCTCGAAATCCTCGCCAAGGCGTAAACCATGGCCCGGCGGAAAAAACCTCCGACCCTCTCCATCGTTTACCGCAAGCTCGGCCGCGAAAAGGCGAGGGGCCAATACTGCGAAGCCACCCGCACCATCGAACTCGACGAACGCCTCCGCGGCGAAGAACACCTCGAAGTCCTGGTCCACGAAAGCATGCACGCCCTCCAGCCCCACCACGACGAAGCCGTCGTCGAACGCGACGCCAAAAACCTCGCCCGAATCCTCTGGTCCGAAGGCTACCGTCGGCCGCATTGATTCTTCGGCTTGCATCAAGACACAGGCGCAAGGGACAAATCAAGGGACTATTTGAAAAACCAAAAAACTCGGGCAACAAAGGGCAACAGCAACATAAGTCTCTACAAATCAGCACCAGCAAAACGACTTAAAATCCCTTGATCCGAAAGGATCGTGCGGGTTCGAGTCCCGCCGCCGGCAGAGGGACTTACGACCCGCAGAGCCAGTGTTTATGCGGGTTTTCGGGCGATTGGCTTGCATTCGCTTACCTTGTTTTCGTTGCTTTACAGTTGCACCTTTTCTTGCATTTTCGGGCAACACGGGCAACAAATCTCAACAAGCACATGGAAACCTTTCTCGTCTCCCCATACCCGGCGCGGCCGAAAACGCCGTGGAAGCTCACCATTCCAGAAAAATTTTTCGGCAGGCGCATCCGCAAATTCTACCGCACCGAGGCCGAGGCATGGGCGTCAGGGCCGGCGATTGTTGAGAGCCTGCGACGCGGCGGCACGAAGGCGCTCGAGTCACAGAGCGGCATGTCCATGAAGTCGGCCGTGCGCGAATATCTCGCCACAAAATCGAACGCCTCCACGAATCACTCTTCAAAAATCAACCGCGTCTGCGCCGAGCTTCTTCGGGAGTTTCCAGGCGCGGTCTCCAGCATCACGCCCATGGATGCGGCCAAGTGGTTCGCCTCTGTTCCAGGATCGCCGACGACCCGTGCCGGCTGGCACCGATACGCGAGCGGGTTTTTCCGGTGGTGTGCCGACATGGAGGTCATCCCGCGCAATCCGCTCAAAAGCGTGAAGGCGCCAAAGGCCGAGCCGAAACGCTCGCTTCTCACGCCCGTTCAGTTGTCCGCCATTCTGGAATCGAAAATGTCCGACCCGCTGCGCGCATGGTTCCTCCTCGGCGCCTTTGCCGGCCTGCGGAGCATCGAGGTTCACCGAATGCGCTGGGAGGACATCGACACGAAGACCGGCCAGATCGAAGTGCGGCGCGAAGTCTCGAAACAATCCACCGGCCTCCCCGAGCGCATCGTGGATTTCACTGCGCCGTTGAAAAAGCGGTGCGATTTTTTCAAAAAAAAATCCGGCCCAATCGTGCCACCGAACTCGCTTCGTCTCTATCGTGAGCGCGAGCGGCTGATTGACCGTCTCAACGCCGCCGAGTCCGAAACCGCCGAGAAAAAAATCCCATGGTCGAAGTTGCCGGAGAATGCGCTCCGTCACTCGTTCGCCACCTACCATCTCGCCAGCGGCCAGGATGCCGCCAAAACCGCCCACCAGCTCGGACACTCATCCACCGCCCTTGTCTTGAAAACCTACGCCGTGCCGGCGCGAAAAGCCGACTGGCGCGCTTGGTGGAGACTTTAGGCGGTTAGGTCGATTATTTCCGCTTCCCAACCTGGCGGTAGCTCGTTTTCTGGCGAATTGAGGACCCACCACCGGAGAGTTCGGGTGGCTTCACGATGTTGTCGGCAGCAGGCGCATTCACATCGGCCCGATTGTGAGGATGGGCCTCTTCGTTTCCCGATTTTTCATTGAGGAAACGGTTTTGCTTAATTTCTTCTTCCATGACTTCCCGAATGGCGTGCGAGATGACATGCGAAAGTTTGACCTCACCCATCCGGTTTTTCCGTTGCTCGGATTTCATTTTTTGAACGCACCACGCATGCAGTTCCAGCGGCAGGCTGATGTTTAATTTCGCGTGTGTTTTTGTTTTCACCTATCCCACCAGTAGCACCGAACACGCCCGCGCGCAAAATTTTTTTTCGCCCGCAGGCGTAGTGTTCATGCGGAAGTCAAGAGAAAAGTTGAGGTAGGAGAACACCCCATTGACATTTTTTTGTTGCCTACCGGTAGCACCGGAAATATCGGTAGCACCAATGCAAAACGCATTCGTCAAAACAAGCATCAGCATCCCCGCCGAACTCTTCGGGTTTTTGAAGGCCAAGGCGGAAGCAAACGGGGGAACCCCAATAAGTCGGCTGGTGGCCCAAATGATCCGCCAGCAGGCGCAAAAAGAAAAAACCAAGGGAGGAAAAAAATGAACTTCAGCGAGTCCTTCATCACACTCAAAGAAGCCTGCCAGATTTCGGGTGCGTCCCGCTGGACGCTTTACCGGCAAATTCAAGCGGGCGCTTTTTCAGCCTCCTTGCCATTCGGCGACAAAGGCGGCTGGCGCATCGTTCGCCAATCTTTCGAGCGCTGGCTGCTCGACCGCATCGGCAAGACCTCGAACCGGAGGGCGGCATGAACCTGTATTACTGCCAAGCCACATCCGCCTTCGGGATTTTCGGAGACCACATCTGGGCCGACTCCAAGCTCGCCGCGGAGGTCGCCTTTCAAAACCAGCACCACTGCTGGCCGCACTTTGTCCGGTGCGAGAGGAGGGCGAAATGAAAAGCCTGCTCCTCGCCCTCCCCTGCCCCGTGGTTGCCGCCATCGTGCCGCTTGAAGTCGCCATCGGCCTCTTCCTTGCCGGCCTGGTGGTGCTCGTCGCCTACAGCGCCTTTGCCGAGAAAATCCGCCGCGACCGCCAGCGCCGAGACATCGAGCGGTTTTTCGAGAACCGCCGCCAACGCCACTACCGCTTCCGCGGTTGACCCATTTCCCCCCAGGTCGGCGCGCCACGACCGAGGGGCCAACAACACCGGCGCAAAAAAGTGAGACCATGAAAATCATCAGCGGAAAACTGAACCGGCCACAGCGCGTGGTCATTTACGGAGTCGAATCGGTGGGCAAATCCACCTTCGCCTCGCAATTCCCCAAGCCCCTATTCCTCGACATCGAAGGCGGCAGCGCCCACCTCGATGTGGATCGGGTCGAGGTCACCAGTTGGAAACAACTCAACGACTGCGTCACCGAAGCCGGCCGCACGGACTACCAGACCGTTGTCATCGACTCGGCGGATTGGGCCGAGCGCCTCGCCGTCGAAGAACTCCTCGCCACCAATAAAAAAACCAGCGTCGAGGACTTTGGATACGGCAAGGGCTGGGTCATGGCCGCCGAGAAAGTGAGCCGCCTGCTCACCTCGCTCGATGGCCTCATCGCCGCTGGCAAGAATGTCGTCGTCATCGCCCACAGCAAGGTCCAGCGCGTCGAGCCGCCCGACCTCCTCGCTGCCTACGACCGCTACGAGTTAAAACTCTCGAAGCAATCCTCGCCGCTGGTCAAAGAATGGGCCGACGAACTCTGGTTTTTCCGGTTCAAGGTCAAAGCCGTCACCCAAGACGGCGGCCGCGCCAAAGGCATCGGCGGCAAGGAGCGCGTGATCTTCACGACCCACAGCGCCGCCTACGACGCCAAAACCCGCAGCGGCCTCGCCGAAGAACTCCCCATGGAGTTTGCCAGCGTCGCCCACCTATTCAAAGCCCCCGCCGCAGCCAAGCCCGCCCCCGCCGTGGCAATCATCGGGAAAGAGACCAACGACGCCGTCGCCCTCCTCGAAGCCCACGAAGGCGCCGTAAACGCCTTCCTCCTTGGCAACGGTTCCATCACGGACGGCCAGACCTGGCGCGACGCCAGCGCCAAGCTCCTCGCCCAGATCATGTCCCGCCCGCAGGCGCTGATCGACAAAGCCAAAGCCCCCGTGGAGGTCGCCGCGTGAAGGAAACCTCCCCCAGCAGCCTCCCGAAGCTCGACGAGTGCCCCGTTTTCGTTCCAACCGAAAACGCCGGCCCCGCCGCCCAGCGAGGCACGAACATTGACCTCGCCATCCGCACCCTCATTTGCGGAGACACCAACGCCTACCACGCCCTGCCCCCGGAGGACCGACCCGCCGCCAAATGGGGCGCCGACAAGCTTATCGAACTCGCCGGCCTGCACCACATAGAGACCCGCGAGGAATATCTCGGCATGTGCGTCCCCGGCCTTTCACGCCCAGGCACGGCCGATGCCGTCTGCGCCCCGGCCCGCTGGGTCGCCGATATAAAAACCGGAGCCAACCGCGATTATAGGGGGCAGTTGAGTGCCTACAGCCTGGCCTGCATGGACGAGCACTTCGCCGACGAGTGGACGGCGCATGTCGTCTTCGTGGACCTCCGACTTGTCCGCTCTTGGAAATTCACCCGAGAAAACGCCGAGGCCCGCTTGGCGGACACCATCGCCCGCATCACCTCGCCCGATGCCCAGCCCACGCCTGGGGAATACTGCGGCTGGTGTGCCAACCGAGACACTTGCAAAGCCCTCGTCCGCCAATCCACCGAGGCCCTCGCCCTCGTGGCCGGCAGCACCTCCCTCACCGAGATCCGCGAGCGCCTGCTCGCCAACCCAGTCGAACTCTCCGCCTTCGCCGCGAATTGGAAGACCGCCGAGAAGGAAATTGCCAAGCCCGCCCTTGATGCCCTCAAGACCCGCCTCCTCTCCGGCGAGGACATCCCCGGCTGGAAGGTCACCGAAAGCACCCGCCGCAGCGTCGGCGCCACAGCCATCGCCGCGGCAGCAGCCAATGTCAGCAAAGAGACCCTCATCCTTGCCATGGGCGGCTCCATGTCCGCCGACGATTTCACAGCCTTCTGCGCCGCCAACGGCGTCGAGGTCAACCCCGAACACATCCAGGAGGGCGCGCCCATCGCCACCCTCCGCCAATCCAAAACCAAAACCAAAACCAAATAACCACCATGCCATCCTACACATCCGCACCCGAGCAAGAGACCTACTTCGTCGAGCCCGGCGAATACCAAGTCGAGATCATCGAGGCCGCACTCGCCATCTCGCAAAACAACAACGAAATGATCAAGGCGAAGTGCCGCGTCCTTCTGCCCGACGGCACGAAAGGCCCGCTCCTCACCGAGTATCTGACCTTCACGGAAAAAGCCGCCTTCAAGATCGACCAATTCCGCAAGGCCATGGGCCAAACCGTCACCCCCGGCGAGACGGCCACGCTCGAGCCCGAGGACATTCTCGGGAAAACCCTCCTCGCCCAGATCGACGAGGAACCCGGCTCCAAGAACCCTGACGCCCGCTTCAACACGATCAAACGCTGGATTCCAGCCGTCAAACCGGCTCCCGCCAAACCCACCGCCCCGACAATTCACAAAGACGCCGACGGCGATGACATCCCGTTCTGAAAAATGGAACGGGTTTATTTTTTCCACAATGGCAACGAGTGCAAGATCGGATGCACAGAGAACGACTTACGGCTTCGGCTGTGGGCGGCTCATGTTTGGTCCCCTCGTGCGCTTGAAATGCTTGGGTGGGTGCAAGCCCAACCCGGCGAAAAAACCATTTTGGAAAAACAAATCCACCTCGCTCTTGCCCACCGTCGGCTTGTTAAGCCCAGTGGCAATGGCGAGTGGTTCAAACTCTCACGCAGTGAGGCATTAGAAACAATAAAAAAATATGAAGGACATCAAAACAACTACACTTACGGCCACGCTTCGCGGCATCCGGCCCATTATGTTCGACCGCTACGCGGGAGACAACAAAACGAAACTGCCGGTGATGGAAAAATTCTACACCGCACCATCGGGCCATTTGGTCATTCCCGTGCTCAACCTTTATTCACTACTGGCGGCACAAAACACGCCATCGGTGGCCAAGCGTTTTTACGGAAAGCAGGCGCGTGATGTTGCCCTTGGAGTTATGTCTTTTGTCTCTATTGAGGCAACTGGAGACGATCCGCTGAACGCCCAAATTCTTGACGCAGACGGAAAGGCTTACACGCTCAAAGACCCAAGGATCGAGGTTTTGCAGCATGTCGCAAGGGTTAAGGATGGTGTGCCTAACCCTAAAGAACGCCCGATGCTTCCGACGGGTTGGCAAATCAAAATCCAACTTACGCACCAAGAAAATACCTTACTCACAGCCGCATGCCTTCAAACTATGCTGGATCAAGGTGGAATTTTGGGGCTTGGAACATTTCGCCCAATCTTTGGCCGCTACACGGTTGAATGGAAATGATTTGTGATTCGCGGCAGGGCGCGGCCGGGACTGGCACGGCTCGGCATGGCAAGGCTGGGCTCGGCCTGGCGTGGCAGGGCTGTGCAGGGCTAGGCGCGGCGCGGCGGGGCTCGGCGAGGCCCGGCGTGGCTTGGCAAACACACTGCACCTTTATTGGGTGCAGCAGTTTGCTTGGCTTGGCAAGCGCGGCAAGGCGAGGCAGGGCCCGGCTCGGCGCGGCGGGGCGAGGCAGGGCGCGGCGAGGCAGGGCGCGGCGAGGCATTGCAAACACACGGCGCTTTACGGAGCGCCGCAGTTTGCGAACCCACACCAATAACAAATCGAAAATGAAACAACTATGACCCACGACCCCTGCCCCCGTTGCGCCGGCTGGCAGCGCCAGCACGAGCAAATCCTCGCCCATCTCCGGGCGGTCGAGCGTCGCCTTGACGAAGCGCAAACCGCCCAGATGGAGCAGCAAGCCGTCATCCGCACCCTGCGTGAGCACCTCCGTGAAGACAACGCCGAACTCCGCCGCGTCGAAATCGAACGCGACAACGCCGTCGCCCTCCTCCGAACCCACAAATGAAAACCTCCTGGCACAAAGCAAAAACCCCACCCGACGACGAGATCACCGTCCTCGTCCACCTCGACGACGGCGCCGTGGAACCCGCATACCACGATGGCGATTGCTGGCGGTTCCTCAACGCCACCCGCATCCGCGAAAAGGTCGTCCACTGGTGCCCGCTACCCGAGCCCCCCACCAAATGATCCCCAAGCCCGCCCACATCGTCGCCGTCCTCACCATCGCCCTCCTCGTCTTCGCCGCCTGGATGTCCATGCGCGAATCCGCCACCCCCAGGTTCAACCTCTGCCCGCTTTGCGGGAAGTGAAGATGCCCAACGACCAACAACTCGACCTCTTTGCGCCGCCGCCTAAAGACCCGGTTCAGGAACACCGCAGGATGTGGAAACTCTGTTGGGATTGGGAAGGTCCGGAGATCGGCGGTCGATGCCAGGTGGCCGGCTGCATGGCGTTCAATGTCACCCACGGCTGCACCAGATACCATGCCAGCGCTCCCTGCGAGATCATCGCCCAAGACGGCGAAGATTGGCTGTGCCGGATTGATTACTGGCCGGAATCCTGGTGTGCAGCCGCTTACAACGGACAAATCCTGCGCCTCGGCGTCATGGACATCTGGCCGCCGGTCAGAGACTTGATCCTCAAGCGGAAGGAGGCGGCATGACCCAGCTCGACCTCTTTGGAACGCTTCCCGACGAACGCAAACACCGTTACTGGCGCAGCCGTCTCCGTGATTGGCCCCGGGAAGTCTTTGAATCACGCCATCAAATTCACTCCAGCGGGTGGAGCATGGCTGCCCAGGGTGGATGGTTTGCCGACCTTCTGCACCGCGACGGCGCTATGGGCGATATGGAATATCTACGTTGGCAGAACTTTGAACGCCGAGTGCAACGCTGGGAGCAAAACAAACAATGACCCCAAACCCCTCGAATTCGATGGGATTAAAACCCCGCCCCGTGCGCGACCGCAACCTGATCGGCGACGGCGAACCCATGGCCTGCCCCCGGTGCGCCGGGCGCGGACACATCGGCCACGGCCAAGGCCGCTACGGCGAAACCATCGGCGGTTGGAAAAATGTCTATACCCCTTGCCCCGTCTGCCTCGGGCGCGGAGTCGTCGCAGCACTATGACACCCCACACACAAAAACTATGAGCGAATGGATAAAAGTGGAGCACCACATCCACGAAAAAATTGAAGTGGCGGCCATCGCCGAGCACACCGGACTCGACCCCGACGCGGTCGTCGGGAAGCTCTGCCGGGTCTGGGCCTGGGCGTCACGGAATTGTTACGGTGACGGCGTAACCGACTGCACAGCTTTGCGCGTCATCCGCGAAATCACCCGCTCGGAGACCTTCGACGAAGCACTCGTAAAAACAGGGTGGTTGCTCATCAAAGGCGACAAAATCACCTTCACGAACTTCGACCGCCACAACAGTCAAAGTGCTAAAGAACGCGCACTTGCATCAAGGCGCATGGCAAAGAAGCGGAGTTACGATGTTGTTACGGACAAGTTACGCTCCCTCCGTAACAAAACTGTAACCAGAGAAGATAAGAATATAGGGGGCGGCTGCGCCACCCCCCCGAAACGCTGCCTCTGATGCCGACCTACACTTCACCCAAGTCCGGCGCGGAGGAAAAAATCATCCCCATGCGCCCCGCCCTCCCGGCCAACGAACCCGCCGAGCGAGCCGCCATTTCCTGCATCATCCAAGACTTGACCAACCTCGACCGCGCCACATGGCCCGAGGATCTGTTTTTTTACCCCCAGCACCGCGAACTCCTCGCCTGCGCCAGACGCTGCCGCGAGAAGGGCGCCAGCGCCGATTATTTCGCCATCGAAGCCGACCTCGTCGCCCACAACCTCCTCGAAGCCGTCGGCGGCCACCAGGGGCTCATGGATTTTTGGACCCTCTACCCGAAGCCCGACGCCGGCATCGCCGCCTACCACCGCGAAATCCTCGCCGAGACCGCCCGTTACCGCAAAGCCTGCACCCTCGCCCAGGACGCCTCCCGTGAATTCGCCCAGCAGACCGGCTCGATCACGGATGCCGCCACCGCCTTGGCCGAAATCTCCTCCGCCATCGACCGTCCCCGCGCCAGCCTCGCCACGATCCTCGGCGAGGTCATCACCGACATCGAACGCAAGGAACCCCCCGAAGCCTTCTCCACCCGCATCCCCACGCTCGACCACCTCACGGCCGGCGGCCCCAAGCGCGGCGAACTCGCCGTCATCGCCGCCGAGACCTCGGGCGGAAAATCCATCCTCCTCCTCCAGATCGCCCTCGCAGCCGCCCTCCGCGGCAAGCATGTCGCCGTCTTCTCCCTCGAAATGCCCGCCAAGGATGTCGCCCGTCGCATGGTCTCGAACCACATCGGCATTCGCGTGAAGAACATCACCGAAGGATTCAACGGTGGAGAACTCGACGCCATCACCAGCGGAATCCACGCAATCGGCAAACTCCCCCTGCAAATCGAAAGCGGCTACAGCGATTGGGAATCCATTGAAGCCTGCGCCCGCGAACTCCGCGCCAAGGACAAACTCGACCTCCTCGTCCTCGACTACATCCAGCTCGTCCACCTCCGCGACCTGGCGAAGAACGAGACCCGCGAGCAGCATGTCTCCGAGATCACCCGGCGCCTCAAATCCCTCGCCCTCACCCTCAACATCGCCACCGCCACAGCCTCCCAACTCAACGAAGACGGCCGCCTGCGCGAATCCCGAGCCATCGGCCACCACGCCGACCATGTCTGGCTCATTAACCCGAACGAAGACGGCCCCGTCCTCCGCATCGAGAAAAACCGCTCCGGCGAACGCGACCGCGCCATCCCGCTTTTCATGCGGGGAGACATCTCCCGCTTCGAAGAACGCACCACCAAGAAAGAACCCACCAAATGACCCCGATGGTTGCACCACCAAATACTGAATTCACACTCCTGTCGCTTGGGGCCGGAGTGCAAAGCAGCACCCTGGCACTGATGGCCGCCCACGGAGAAGTCACGCCCATGCCGACGGCGGCGATCTTTGCTGACACGCAAGCCGAACCGGCGAGCGTTTACAAGTGGCTTGATTGGCTGGAGGCACAACTGCCGTTTCCGGTGCATCGCGTCACCCGTGGCGACATGACCGCTGAATCTTTGCTCATCAAAGAACGCAAAGACGGCACAGGCCATTGGAGCAAAAGCCTTATCCCTGCATTCATTGAAAACGCTGACGGTTCCCGAGGCATCATGGGTAGGCAATGCACCTACTCTTACAAAGTCGAGCAACTTGAAAGAGCCGCCCGGCGATTGGCGGGCATCAAGCGCGGCCAAAAGGAAACCACCGTCACCCAATGGATCGGGATTTCATGGGACGAAATCCAACGCATCAAACCTTCCCGCGTAGCTTGGTCCCAACATAGGTGGCCGCTTGTGGAACTTCGCATGGGTCGACGCGATTGTTTGAAATGGATGGAGGCGCACGGCTACCCGAAACCGCCACGCTCGGCCTGCGTTTACTGCCCGTTTCATTCTGACAAAGAATGGCGGCGACTCCGCGACGAAGAGCCAGAAGAATTTGCGCGAGCCATCCGATTTGAAAAAGACCTGCAAGCCGTCAAGGCGAAGACAGAAAACATGCGCGGCGTTCCTTTCCTGCACCCCAGCCTTGTCCCGCTGGATCAGGTCGATCTTTCCACCGACATCGAGCGCGGGCAACTGGCGCTTTGGCTCGATGAACAATCATTCGGCAACGAATGCGAAGGAATGTGCGGCGTTTAACTTTAACCAACACAAACATATGACCATCCACATCGGCATCGACCCCGGCCTCTCCGGCGGCATCGCATTCGTCCCCACCCTCGGCGACCCATGGGCGCACAAAATGCCCGAAACAGACCGCGACCTCATCGACCTCCTCGGCGATTCGGTTTCCCTCGCCCAGCCCCGCGCCGTCATCGAACTCGTCCATTCCTCGCCGCAAATGGGCGTCAAGAGCGCTTTCACATTCGGCGAAGGCTACGGGCGCCTCCAAGCCGTTCTCACCGCCCTTCGCATCCCCTTCGAGCGCGTCCGCCCCGCCGTCTGGCAGAAGACGATGGGCTGCCTCACCCGCGGCGACAAAAATGTCTCCAAGCGCCGCGCCCAGGAACTTTTCCCGAACCTCCGAATCACCCACTCCACCGCCGACGCCCTCCTCATCGCCGAATTCTCCCGGCGCACCGCCAAATGAACAACACCTTCCGCGCCCTCGATTTCCTCCCCATCCAACCCCGGCGCCGCCGGCGCACCTACCTCGCCACCCCCAGCGTCCACCTTTGGACCGCCATAATGGCAGGCACCCGACCCGATTCCGAAATCATACAAGCCGCCCGCGCGCTCTAAAGGGCCGCCAAACGCTTCGACAATCCAAAACCATGATAGGACACCACCCGACCTTCCCGAGCGAATCTGCGCGCCTTTACGCGCAAAACCAAGCCGATCCCGCCTACTGGCCCGACATCGCCAGCGACATCGACGCCCCGGAGGAAACCCTTGCCGATCACCTCGGCACCACGCCGGCTGTCGCCCTCCGCGTCATGGCCCACACAGAAGCCGCCGTCCGCGAATCCCAAGCCCTCACCCTCGGCAAGGTCGTCGGCCTCCTCCTCGAGACCAACAACCTCCCCGTCATGGCCCACGCCATCGCCTTCGCCGCCGGGCTCGACCAGCTCAACGGCAAACGCTCCCAAGCCCAGGTTGCCCGAGAACTCGGCGTCACCCGCGCCCTCGTCTCCCACTATGTCGTCGGCGTGCGCGATGTCCTCTCCGGCAAGGCCACCACCTTCGACTGCACCAAATTCCGCAAATCCCAATCCTCCCGCAAAACCTTCCAGGAAAAAGCCCGCTCACCCTTTCTGGCCGCCAAACGCGCAGCCATCCAACGCAAACAAAACCAACAAAAAACACCATGCAACTGATCGACACCACCATGGTCACGCTCAACGAGCTGACCCTACCCGACACCCTCAACAAAGCCGAGTGGACCGACCTCCACCGTCAACTCCTCCTCTGCAAAAAAGCCGCCGCCAAGTGGCTACAGCAGTCCCGCGACTACAGCACGAGCAAATGGGGCCTCGAATACACCGCTGACACCGAAGCCCAGTTGGAGTTGGACCTCGGCCTCACCCTCACCGAAAAGCCCGACCTCAACCCGGCTGACAAGACCAAAGCCATCGTCACCATCGAAGGACTGAGCCAGAAGTTCGAGATGTGGGAGCGCAAGATGCACGACGAGATCGACCAATGGGACAAACCCCGCCTCGAGCGCGCCCTCGAACTCCTCACCCCCATGGAAGCCACAGCCGCCCGCATCCGGCAGCTGCTTACTTAATTTACTATACATTCGATGGTTATTTCAAATTATGACTGAAATATCACAAGCGCAAAAAGATCGCACTTCTGCAATATTGCGGGATTGTGTGCGGCAAGTTGCAAATATGCCAAGCCTTAGAATCAAGGATTTTGAAAAGGCTTTGGATAGAGTGGTTAAAAAAAGGACATTCCAAATCCTTAAAGCTACTGTTCGCAGTGACTCTGAAGTGAAAAAAGCCCTTGAGGCCCAAGAGAAGAGATTGATTGCGCGAAAAGAACTTGCAAAGGAAATGAGAAAGCATTGGAGTAAGTTAAACGAGTTAAAAATACAAACGCGGCAGATGCAGGAGACATACAAATATTACTTGTCCGCAGCAGTTTGTAATGGGGCTGTTGTTGGTTATCCCAATGTTCCTCCCCCGATAATTGAAGTGAGTAAATATCCTGATACTATACCATCCTGTTCTGGGATTTATTTTGCATGGGTTAATGGGATTGTTGAATATGTGGGACAGTCAATTAACCTACTTAGCAGGTGTAGGATTGGACATCATCGATTATTAGAAGGCGATAAACTATCTTGGGTTGAGATTGATCGAGCACAATTAAATTTTGCAGAATCTTATTACATTGGGATTTTAAAGCCGATTCGCAATTTTGGAGCAAAAGCAGGACATATTTTGCAAACCAATTCAATAAAACATCCGCAAGACTTGACATGAAGCGCACAGACACCTCCACCCTCGCCAAAGCCATGGACGCCCTGGCCCGCGACATCCAATCCGGCGACGGCGTGGCCAACGCCGCCATCCACGAAGCAGCCGAGCGCCTGCGCGAACTCGAACGCGAGCGAGACGAGGCGGCAAAAGAGGCGTTGTATTACAAAACCCGCTACGAACTCCTAAAAGACAGCATGGATGTATTTGCTGAAAAATGATACTACCATGAGCGACACACCAGAAACAGATGCGGCGTTGTATCCAATGAATGGGGTAGATATTGTGTGGCCTGAATTTGCTCGCGAACTGGAGCGCGAGCGCGACGAGGCGATTCGCGCAAGGGATGTGGCACTTAAAGCAGCGCACACCTACGATGAAGCCCACACAAAAGCCTGTGAGGGATGGGCGCAAGCAGAACGCGAGCGCGATGACTTGCGCGACAGACTCAACGAAATTCTCAACCCTCTTCCGCTCAAACATCCGCACGAAACGGGAGGGGGTGGCATGGGAACCCTACCGAAATAGTTCAACGCCCGCAGTTTGCCAGTCGCCCGTTCATTTTCGGAGCGTTGCATAATTTGACTGCGTTGCACAAGCGTGGGCATTACGGAACTAAGCAACGCGCTGGGCATCGACAAGTCGGTCGTCAGTCGCCTCGTCAAGAAAGGCATGCCCACCGGCTCCGTGGACGCCGCCCAGGCGTGGCGCGTGCAGAACGCCCCGCCGCGCGCCAAGCGAGGCCAGCGCGGCGAACCCCCACCACCCCCGAAGCCCACCCCCGCGCCCGACATCACGAAATCCGTTTCGCGATCATCCCCGCCCCCGCCGGTATCAAATGATACCACGCCCCGCCCCAGCGACCCCGAGCCCGACGACGAAGACAACACGCCGCGCCAATCCCTCCGCCGCGCCCGGCTCGCCGAGAAAGTCGGCTATAACGAACTCGTCCTGTGCAAGCGCAACGGCGGCTCCATCGAAGACATCCGCAAGGCAAACGCCATCTACATCGCCGCCCGCAACAACCGCCACAAAGCCGAGCGCGATTTCAAAGACTGGCAACGCCAGGAAGCCATCACCCTTTTTTTCGACGAAGCCCGCGACATCGCCAGCCGCCCGCACATCGCCGTGCGCCAGACCCTCGAAGTCGCCGCCAAGACCCTCGCCCCCCGCCTCCACGGCCAGCCCCAGAAAGCCATCGAAAAAACCCTCGCCGAATGGATCGACGCCCTCACCGCCCTGATCCGCCAATCTATATGAAAAAATAAAAAAACTTACTTGACACAAAAGCCCTTTTGTGAGAAATTGAGGGCGATGAAACAAAAACCACCACCGAAGAAAAACCCCGCCGCCGTTGCCCTTGGGAAACTTGCCGCTGGGAAAAAGAAAAAACTCACCTCCGCCGAAATCGCCAAGCGCACCGAGCGCCTGGCCGAAGCCAGAAAAAAAAGATGGGAGAAAAAACCATGAAGACCCCCAAGGCCCGCGTTCACAAAAAGCCGGCCAGCCGCGACATTCGCTTGGCGAAATCGCTTTCTGCCGCCGAGGCCATCGGCGAACTCAAGCCGCAGCAGGACATTTACATTCTGACCTTCGGCCAGTTTTCACTCGTCGATGCCCTTGTCCATGTCCTGTCCCAAACCGGCCCGGCCAATGTCGATTTGTCCACTTGGACCGCCGCTGACGCGCACTTGGAAAAAACCAAGTCGCTTATGGAGACCGCCGAAATCCTGCGCTACCGCATGATCGTGGACCGGTCATTTGAAAGCCGCCAACCCGAATATGTTTACCACATGCGGAAACTTTTCGGGATGGAGTGTATCCGCGCCGTCCGAACTCACGCCAAGTTTTTTGTCGTGTCCAACGACAAGTGGAAGGTCGTCGCCCGCACGAGTATGAACCTCAACGAAAATCCCCGCTTGGAAAACATCGAGATTTCCACAGACCCGAGCCTGGCGGATTTTTTGACCCGTGTGGTGGACGAGATTTTCTTGGAAATCCCCGAGAACAAAAACCACAGCCCCATGTTGGAACTCGAAGCCATCGAGCAGGCCAGCCCCTACAAGATGGTCCAGGCCGACTTCATTCGCGACACCGTGATTCCAGAAACCACCCATGAAATCAAAAAGCCATGAACACCTGAATTCCCAAACGCCCTTTGGCGTCGTGGAAATTTACGAGTCTCATCTGAAAAACTACAAGGAAGCCATCCGGCGAATCGACGCCGAGGGCCAAGTCGTTCGCGACATGCGAGGCGCGGTCGTGCCGCACCCCTCGCTGTCGATCCAACAAACCAGCGCCGAGGCTATGTTGGCGATATTGAACAAGCATGGATTGCGACCTGACATGGAACTCGAAGATTTGAAACTATGACCCCCGCCGCCGAAGCCTTACGCGAACACCTTCGCTCGATCTACGCCCCCATCGACCGGCGCACCGTGACCGAGTGGTGCGAGGAGGAAGTCATCTTGTCCGAACGCCAGACGCAAATGCCCGGCGCGTTTTCGTGCCGCATGACCCCCTACCTCCGCGAGCCGCTCGAGTGCTTCGGCGATGTGGATGTTTCCGACCTCGTGCTCGTCTTCGGAACGCAAACCGGCAAGACCACGATGATTCAAGCAGGCACCGCCTGGCGCATCGTCAACAAACCCCAGCCTGTCGTGTGGGTCATGCCCACCGAAGGCCTCGCCCGATCCTTTTCCGAGACCCGATGGCTCCCGCTCTTTGAAGACAGCGCCACGCTCCGCGAGCAAATCCCCAGCGACCGGCACAAATTCAAAAACCTCGAGCAGCATTTTTCCAGATGCTCCCTCGTCTTCGTCGGGTCGAACTCCCCGGCGAACCTCGCCAGCCGCCCCGCCGGCCTCCTTCTCATGGACGAGGTGGACAAATTCGCCCGCGAGACCGACAGCGAGACCAGCGCCCTCTTCCTCGCAGAGAACCGCACGAAGTCATTCGTCGGCGCGCTCCGCGTCAAGACCTCCACCCCCACCACGCCCGACGGCGCCATCTGGCAGGAATATCTCAAAGGCACCCAAGAAAAGTATTTACTCCCCTGCCCGCATTGCCACGAACGCATCGAACTCCTCTGGGACCAAGTCCGCTGGGACCAATCCGCCCGAGGCGAGGACGCCCGGTGGAACATGGCCCGCGTCGAAGAATCCGCCCACTACCTCTGCCAGCGTTGCGGCGGCGAAATCAACGACGGCCAGAAAATGGAAATGCTCGCCGCCGGCCAATGGTCCGCCACCAACCCCACCGCGCAACGCGGATTCCGCAGCTTCCACCTCAATTCCCTCTACGCCCCCTGGCGGAGTTGCACATTCGGCGCGCTCGCCGTGAAATTCCTCCGCGACAAAGACACCATCAACGGCCTCCAGGATTTCACGAACTCCACCATGGCCATGCCCTGGGAACAGGTCCAGACCTCCGTCGGCGAAGCCGATGTCCTCGCCCTCCGTGGCGACTACCGCCGCGGCTCCTGCCCCATCGAGCCCGACATCGTTCTCTTCGGAGCCGACATCGGCCTCGAGCGCCAGCATTGGGTCACCACCGCCTTCGACAAAGAAGGCAACGCCACCGTCCTCGACTACGGCACCACGCTCGCCATCGAAGACCTCGACGAACCGATCGGCCGCACCTACACCACGCCCACCGGCCAAAACGCCCAGCCCCTCGTCGGCCTCATCGACTCCGGCTTCTCCACCTACCGCGTGTATCACTTCTGCGCCAAGATGCACCCCCGCCTCCACCCCGCCAAAGGCTCCCAAGCCATGACCGGCCGCCGCCCCATCACCATGACCGCGCTCGACGAATTCCCCGGCCTCGGCCTCTACACCTACATCGACGCCCTCCTCAAAGACGAACTCTACCAGACCCGAATCAAGGAACGGAAACTCGGCCTACAAATCCCCCTCGACTCCGACAACGAATTCCTCCGCAGCCTCGGTGGCCAAATGAAAGTCCCCCGCCGCACCGCCGCCGGCACCGAACTCATCTGGAAAAAACTCGCCGCCGATCACTACGGCGACGCCCTCAAACTCTGCGTCGTCGCCTGGCGCGAGTTGAAAAAATGAACTGCCCGAATTGGGCATCGAGGGCGGTGCGCCACTAAGTCGTGGCCTGGGGCGGGTGTGTAGGCGCTTGAAAAAGCAGCCGAGACCCTTACTCGACGCGGGCAACCGTGCTTTTTCGAGGAAGCGCATCAGGCAACCGAGCGACCTGGACTCCATCGGACCACCCCCCTCGGCGCCCTCTGTGTTCTCTGTGGTCAATCCAATCGTTTGACACCCCGCTCCGAGCATGGACTCGGAAAAAATCGCCGGCGTTAAATCCTACCTTCGCCGCAACAAAACTCTGGTCGAGTTGAAAGCCCTCGCCGATTCCACCTTCGCGTCCGCCACCGAGGAGGTCATCATCACCTCCATCGGCACCGAAGGCAGCAGCACCAGCGGTCAAGTTTCCTTCCCGAAGTGGCTCCTCCTGCAAGCCCTCGAGGAACTCATCTCCGAACTCGACCCCTCCCCCACATCCGCCCGCCAATTCGCGGACATTGTGGACCGCTCCCGCTACCGCGCCGCCCTCTGATTTTTGACACCGCCCAACGGGCGTGCCGTCGAAAATCAAAAAATCAAGTTCCTCCTGGGGCGGGTCACGCCCCGGCGCTGGCCGCCCCCGCAAGACCGATGCGAAGGCCCACGCGTTCGAGGCCGCGATGCCCTCGCTCAACCGCGGCTTCGTCACATTTCAAGTTCTCAACCCCCGCAACGAAGTCTCGCCGTGGACCCGCACCGAGATGCTCAAGCTCTCCAGGTGGCTCTACAACAATGTCGGCCAGGCCACCTACATCGTCGAACACTTGGCCCAGCGCGCCGTCGGCAGCGGCATCGTCGTCCAGCCGAAATCAAGTGACCGCGCTTGGAATCGTCTCGTGGACCGTCATTTTGAAGACCGCTGCTGCGCCGAAGCCTGGGCGTTCGACGCCGGCGCACAGGTCAATTTCTACACCGCCCAATCCCTGATCCTGCGCCAAGTCGCCCTCGACGGCGATTTCTTCGCGCAGTTCCTCAAAACCCAGGACAACGCCGCCCGCGTCCGATTCATCGGCGGCGAATCCATCGGAGCCATGGGCGTGGCCTACGGCGATCCGAATTTCCACGACGGCATCGAACTCGACCGCTTCGGAGCGCCCCGTCGTTTCCGCGTCATCACCTCCGCCACCGAGCAGAAATTTCAAGATGTCCCCGCCGAGGACATGCTCCACTTCCGCCATGTCCGCCGGCACGGCCAGCCCCGCGGCGTCTCGTGGCTCCACAGCGCCATCAACAACCTCCGCGACGCCTCCGAAATCCGCGCATTCGTGAAGGGCGGATTCAAAGCCGCCAGCCAGATCGCCTATGTCATCACCAGCAACGAAGCCGTGAAGGTCGGCCTCGGCGCCGGTCTCCGCAACGGCAACGAAGCCGGTGAAACCCTCACCACCCACGACATCCCGAACGGCGTTCTCATCCCCAAGCTCCGCCCCGGCGAGAAGCTCGAATCCTTCAAGAACGAAATGCCCGGCCAGTCGTTCGATCCCCTCATGCGCTCGCTCGCCGCGGAGGTCGCCTACGCCGTCGGACTCCCGCCCGAAGCCATGATGCTCAATGTCGGCCTCGCCGGCACCGAGCAGCGCGCCGTGTTGGAGATCGCCCAGAACTTCCTCGAGCGCCTCCAGCAAATGGTCGTCGATCAGTTTTGCCGCCCCTTCTACAAATACTGGCTCTGGCACGAAATCCAAGCCGGTCGCCTGCCATACCCCGGAGACGATTGGTGGCGGCACGAGTGGCTCGCCCCGAAAAAAATCACCGTCGATTCCGGCCGCGATGCTCGCGCCTACTCCGTGCAGTTGGATAAGGGCCACATCTCCTGGCAGCGGTTCAACAACATCCAAGGCCTCGATGCCGAGAGCGAAGAGGACGAGATCATCGCTACCGCCCTGCGCCGCGCCGAGAAGTGCGCCGCCCTCGGCATGGACTGGCGCGAAGTTTTCCCCAACGCCATCCGCAACGGCGCAGCCGCCCAAATGCCCGCCGAGCCGGACGAAGACGACATCGAAGACGACCAACCCGCCCCCGCTCCCGAAAATGGCCGTTGACCTCAAACCCACCGAGACCATGGCCGCCGAAGCCGAGCGCGGCCTCGCATGGCGCGAAGAATTCAACCGCGGCGGCACCGCCGTGGGAGTCGCTCGCGCCCGCGACATAAAAAACCGCAAGAACCTCTCACCCGACACCGTCCGCCGAATGAAGTCCTACTTCGCCCGGCACGAAGTGGACAAGCAGGGCGAGGGATTTTCCCCCGGCGAAGACGGCTACCCGAGCGCCGGCCGCATCGCTTGGGCGCTCTGGGGCGGAGACCCCGGCCAATCTTGGGCGAACGAACGCGTCCGCCAACTTGACAACGAACAAGAGAACAAAGCCATGAAACAACCCACCCACAAATTCTATGCAATGGAAAAAACCGGCGACGATGAAACCACAATCCACCTCTATGACGAGGTCGGTGCTTTCGGCGCAGGCAGCAAAGACTTCCTCGCAGACCTCGCCAAACTCGACGGACAGCACATCCACCTTCGCATCAACTCCCCTGGCGGAAGTGTTGTCGAAGGCACTGCAATCTACAACGCCCTCCGCCGCCACAAAGGCGGAGTGACCGTCCACATCGACGCCCTCGCCGCCTCGATGGCCTCGGTCATCGCCATGGCCGGCGCCCCGGTATTCATCGCCGACAACGCCCTGATGATGATCCACAACCCGTGGACCGTCAGCGCCGGAGACAGCGATCAACTCCGCCGCGAAGCCGACCTTCTCGACAAACTCAAGGCCACACTCGTCAACGCCTACAAGCGCAAGAGCAACATGGAGGAGGAGGAGATTCGAGAAATGATGGACAACGAGACATGGCTCGACGCCGTCGAAGCCGTCGCCCTCGGATTCGCCGATGCCATCGAAGACGGCGTGGCCGCCGCGGCCTCCGTCACCCCGGCACAACTCCGCGCCCGATTTGACACTTTTGCAAAGGGCATGGAAAAACCCGCAGCCGAAATCCAAGAGCCCGCCGCTCCCGAAGTCATCGAAGAGCCGGCCGCCACGAACGAAGTCATCGAAACCGTCGCCGAAGTTCCCGCCGAGCAGCCCGCCATCGAAGATCCCGCCGCTCCCGCCGAGACGGCCGCGCCCGTCGAAGAGCCACAGGCCCGCCTCGCCGCAGCCGATTCCATCCTCGCCAAATTCAACGCCGCCATCGCCGAGCGTGATGCCGCTCTTTCCGAAGTCGCCGCCTACAAGGCGAAATTCGAGGACACCTCGAAGCTCGTCGAAGTCCTCCGCGCCGAAATCGCCGCAGACCGCGAGTCCCTCGGTCGCCTCGAGCGTTCGCTCGGCCTCGCCGCCGCCCAAGTCGTCCCGGTCATCGAGCAAATCCCCGCCACACCGGCAGACATCTACGCCCAGTGGAAAGCCGCCACCGGCGCCGAAAAGACCCGCATTTTCCGAGCAAACCGCAAAGCCCTCGAAGCTCACGCGAAGTCTCAAATTTGACAGGCCGGAAAAAACGAAACCCACAACCTAACCCAACACCACCACCACAATGGCCACAACCATCAGCTCCGAACTCAAACTGAATGTCGTCCTCGACAGCGCCCTCGTCGCGCTCCGCGAGGCGCTTCTCCCGCTCAACTCCTTCTCGACTGTCTTCAACAGCGTCCCGCTGCAAGGCACCGACAAGATCGCCGTCCCGTTCTTCCCTCTCGCCACCGACGCGACGAGTGACTTCAACGGCACCTATTCGTTCTCCGACTCGAACGCGATCAACAGCCGCGAAATCACGGTGAACAAGCGCAAATATCAAACCCTGAGCTTCACCTCCGCCGAGTTGGCCCGCCAGCCCTACTTCAACCCCGAGCAGCTCGGCTTCCAGAAGGGCCGCAAACTCGCCGAGGACATCCTCCGCGACATCCTCTCCGTCGTGACCCTCGCCAACTACGGCGCGGCGATCCACACCGGAGCCGCCTCCACATTCGACAGCGATGACCTCATCACCATCAAGACCGCCCTCGATGTCGCCAAGTGGCCCAAGGTCAGCCGCACCGTCATCCTCGACAACGCCTATGAAGGCGCCCTGCTCAAGGACGCTTCGATCAAGAACGCCTCCGCGGTCGGCACGCCCTCCGCGATCCAGAACGGCCGCCTGCCCCAGATCGCCGGCTTCGATGTGATCGGCACGAACCTGATCCCCGGCAACTCGCAGAACCTCGTCGGCATGGTCGCGCTCCCCGAGGCGATCCTCGTGGCGTTCTCGCCCATCCAGCCGGCACCCGCCGTCCGCAGCCACCTCACAGCCTACGAGACCGCCGTTGATTCAGAGACCGGCCTTACCATCGAGTATCGCTCCTGGGGCGATCCCGACACCGACACCGAGAAGGCCGTCATGGAAGTCAACTACGGCTTCGCCAAAGGCCACGAGGCCGCCCTCAAACGCATCGTCTCGGCCTAACCCCGATGCGTCTCGGACTCACACTCACCCGCACCGGCGACACTTGGAAGGTGGAATCCCTTCCAAGCGTCCCGCTGGCCGACCAACTCGCCGCATTCAAAGCGAAGCAAGTCGGCGAAGGATTCGGCGCGGTCGAAGAGGTCTTGGTGGTCACACTATCCGACACGGTCAAGCGCCACATCAAGAAGCCCTCGGCCACGCCCGAAGCCCCGGCGGAAGAGTCTTCAAAACCCAAAAAGAAATAAACTAACGATTCGCGCATGGTCTCCGCGCCAACGCCCGCCGGTGCTCACTCCCGGCGGGCGTTTTCTTTTTTTGACACACCCTCGAGGTCGTCTGTGTTCATGCGCGCCCGGCGGGTTTTTTTTCATGTTTTCCCGCCGGGCGCCAACTCCAACCGCAGGATGGACAAGCTGGCTAAGTTACCGGGCCCATACCCCGGAGACGCGGGTTCGACTCCCGCTCCTGCTATTTTGACACGCCCGCCGTGGCGTGTCGCCTGAGTCCCGCAACGCCTTCGCCCTCCGCGCCGCCCAGGCGGCCAATGCCGTCCACGGCATCCCCGTCACTTTCCGCAGCCAGGAGATGCGCGTCTGCTTGGCGCCCATAGCCATCGGCCTCGATCTCGAAACCGGCGGCCTCCGCCAGGGCGGCGAATTCAAGTGCCGCTTCCTCGCCAGCACCCTCGACTCCGCCCCCCGCCGCGGCGAGCCCGTCCTCTACAACGGCCGCACCTATTTCATCTCCCAAGTCAGCGAGTCCCACGCCCCCGGCGAATTCCTCGCCACCCTGTCACCGGGAGGTGCAGCGTGAACATCCCCGTCGAGACCTCCCTCGCCGCGTGGCTCCGCAGCCAGCCCGCCTTTGACGGCATCCCCGTCCACACCGGCCAATCAGCCGACACGATCCCGCAGGACCAAAGCGTTCTCCTCGCCGGGTGCGAATCCACAGAAGCCGTGGCGCGTGGATTCTACAAGGCGACCGCGAGCATCGTGCTGGTCACCCCCGCCGTCCTCGAGAACTCCCTCGAAGCCCACACCGCCCTCGCCGAATCCCTCCGCGCCTCCCTCCTCGCCGCGACCGATTTGGCCGACGCCTTCGCGCCCGATCTGACCCTCGCCGGAGCCGACCTCCGCTCGGTCGATGACACGCAGAGCGATGGCCGCTGGCTCACCACAGCCGCTCTGACCCTCGCCTTCACAGCCTCCGGCATTTGACACGCGCCCCCTCTCCGAAACCCGAAACCACCAACCCAACTCCACCACTACCATGGCCGCCACACTCTATCGCTCATCCGCAGTCAGCTCCGCCGAATACGGCACGCCCGATGTCTCGGGCCTCATCGTCACCAGCTTCAGCGTCAACGAAACCGCATCGCTCTCAGAGGTCAAGGACGACCAGGGAAGTGTGGTTGCGGTGGCCATGTCCGAAGTCATTCAAGAAATCAGCATCGAAGGAATGCGCACTGGCAGCTTCTCCGCAAATGTCGGCAGCGCTTTGACCGTGACGATGCCCGCCTCGGTCACTCTGGGCGCGACAACCATCGTCACCGGTTTGACCACGAACTACGCCGCCGAGCAGTTTGAGACCGTTTCGCTCACCGCGCGCTCCTACGAGACCGCGATGACCGCTTCCTAAGCCCAGCCCGCACCCAGCGCCCGGAGCGGAGTGATTCACCGCTCCGGGCCTCCCTACGACAAATGACGACAAAACCTCTCGCAGTTTTTTCAACCCGCGACCTCAAGCTCGCGACGATCTTGCTAACGCTCGGCTTCGAACCCGAAAACCCCGCCGCCCCCGCCACGCGCCTCCGCCGCGATTCCGGCGAAGAGTCGACCGTCTTCCATTTCCTCGCCAACCATCCCACCTCCGGCCAGCAGGCCAACCAGGTCATGGAGTGGTTCCGCGACGCCGACATTTTTTTGGAAAAAAACCCCGAGCATCCCGTCGCCTACATCCTCGCCGCCCTCCGCAACCGCGACACGCTCGTCAGCGTCGTCAAAGCCACCCCGCGCCAGCTCGTCTTCGAGCGGAACGGGAAAATCGTCTCGATCTCAGAAAACGCCACTGAAGCCGACAAGAAGCGGTTCGCAAAATTTCTATGAAAAACAAAAACGACAAATCCACCACCCACGAAACACTCGAAACCGACGACGAAGTCCTCCGCGAGCAAGCCATGACCAGCGGCCCGCAGAAGCTCTCCCGCTGGGAACTCCGCCCCACCGCCGCGCTCGAAATCTCCTGGATGCAGCGCAACAAAATCCTCACCACCGACATGGACATCATGTGGCGCGCCTCGGGCTTCGGTTTTATCCACGGAGCGCCCAAGGCCACCGTCCGCGCCGTTGTGAATGACTTCGCCCGCTTCGCCTCCGCCGTCGATGATTGGATGGAAAAGCAATCTCCCTCCGCCCAAGAGATCGCCGACCTCCAAAGCCTCTGCCTCGAGCGCACGAACGAATACTTCGCCAGCTACAGCAGCCAGCCTGGCGCGAAGGATTCGTCGGGAAACTAAACAGCCCCGGCTGGCTCGCGAGCTATGTCTACCGCATCGCCAAGATCACCGGCTGGGGCTTCCGCGAAATCCTCGAAGACCTCCCGTTCGCGGCAGGCCTTCAAATCCTCCACGCCGACGACTTCGCGCACGGGCGCAAACGAGTCTGGGGCCGCAACAACCGCGCCACCGATTTTGACTCCCTCGCAGCCATAGAAGCCGCTTTCGAGAACCTGACCTGAGATGCCCAAATTCAAATTCGAAAACCTCAAGTTCGAGCAAATCATGAAAGACTACGCGACGATTCGTGAAACCACGATCCCCGACGCTGTCCACTTGAATGCTCGGCTTTTGTGTGCCGAATTTGCCCGCCGCACTCAGGCTTTCGGGAAGGATGAAAAGGTCGGCACGGAGCGCGTGCGGAAGGACATCTCCAACATCATCAAGCCGCCAGTCTACTTCTTGCAATTCCTCGGGAAAACTCAAAGCGAGCGTTTGAAAAAAAACCTCACCAAGAATTTCAACGCGAGGAATTGGCCGGGGCTAAAATCTACCTTGGCCGCTGTCGGCATGGGGTCTGAGGCATTCACGGTGGTAGATGGCGGAAACTTCTCTGCGATCCACCGCGAGAACCGGAATCCCAAGACCGGCCGCGCTTTCAAACGACCGAAGCAATTCTACCTCGCGGCCGATTCCACCACGCTCTTCAACTACATCAATGAGCGCCAGAAGATGGTCGGCTTTGCCAAAGCAGGATGGGCCGAGTGCGCGCTCCAGCTCAAGAAAGTCATCTCCCGCTCGCAGACCTACGATTTCGAGAAATGGGTGCTCCGCAACAAGCCAGGCACCGGAGCAGTCTTGGACAACACCAGCAACGCCGCAGCCCCAACGGTAACGCTGAGGAACTCACTGCCGTGGGCAGACAGCGTCCTCCGGCTCACTGAGCAACTCAACGGCATGGCCTTCGTCGCGCAGAAAATGAAAAAGCAAATGGAGACGATTTTGAAAAAGAGAAAACTCAAACTCCAGGAGGCCGCGTAAGCCATGGCCGATGTCAGCGTAGAATTCGGAGCCAAGGATGTCGGGCTGCAAGAAAGCCTGAAGAAAATCCAAGGCGAGATGCAGACCCTCGAAGGGAAGGTCAAGAGTGGCGAACTCTCTTTCGAGGAATTGGAATCCACCATGAAGCGCCTCGGCCAAGTCGAGCGCCTCGAGAAGCAACTCCAAGCCATCGGAAATGAGTCCGCAGGCACCGGCAACAAAGTTGAAAATCTCGGCAAGGACATCCAAGACGCAGGAAACAAGAGCGAGAAAATGGGCGAGCAGAGCGGCATGGGATTTGGGAAGCTCGTTGCCGCCGTGGGCCTCGGCCAAATCGCCGCCAAAGCCTTCACCGCCGTCCTCGATTCCGCATTCGCCGCCGTGCGTGGAACGATCCAAGGATTCACCGACGCCCTTGACCTCGGCGGCCGACTCTCCGACCTCTCCGCTTCCACCGGCGAGACGGCGGGCAAGCTCCTCGTGCTCGAGCGCGCCTTCGACAACAGCGGCATCGGCGCGGACAAAGTCGGCTCATCGATCGCCAAGATGCAGAAGAACATCGAGGACGCCCGCGATGGCTCCGGCACGGCCGCGAATGCCTTCGCCATGATGGGCGTGAAGGTTGAGGAACTCGAAGGCAAGCTCCCCACCGAGCAACTCAAAATCCTCTCCTCCGGCATCCAATCCATTGACGACCCCACCCAGCGCGCTGCCGCCGCCATGGGAGTCTTTGGCAAGAGCGGAGCCGAACTCCTCCCGCTCCTCACCAATCTCGACGGAGAACTCTCCGACGCCCGCGACACCGTCGGCTCCATGGCCGAGATCATGGACCGCCGCTCCTCGGTCTTCGACGCCGTTTCCGACCGCTTCCAAACCATTTCACAAAAAGTCCGCGACTTCGCCGCCGGCATCCTCGACCGCGCCCTCCCCGCCATCGACGCCATCACCACAGCCCTCTCCCGCATCGACGCCGCCAAGATCGGCCAAGACCTCGCCAATTCCTTCCTCGGCGGGCAAAAAGCCATGTCGGGATTCCAAGCCGCCGTCGATGCTTTCAAGACCGGCCAAATCTCCGCCGGGCTTGGGTTGCTCTGGGAGAGCACAAAGCTGCAATCCATGCAGACCGGTAATGAAATTTATAAAAACCTCACGGCGGCTTTCAACACGGTTGCTTCCACGATTGCCAAGATATTCGGCCCCGGCAGTGGCACATTCACGCTGGTTGTCGATTCATTTGCCCTTATCGGAAAAGCCTCCGCGCAAAAACTTGCAGAGGGTATCCTAAACATTTTGCCGGACATAAACAACGGGCTTTTGAAAACCCTTGAGATCACGGCAATCGCTTTGCCAGGACTGGTGGGACCTGTGTCTCTTGCAGCCAAGGCCGCCGATGTCGCGCTTGAAGCTCTGCGCGGGTCAATGGAAGGGATGAAAGAAGATGTCAAAGCCCAAAAAGAAGAGCTCACGACCAGTTACAACAATTTTGCCGCCAACGCCAAAAAGTCATTTTCTGAAATCCCCGAAGATTTCAAAACGAACTTGCAGAGTGTGCCTCCACTCTTCGATGGCATCACGGCACAGCAAAACAAAGTCGCCGAATTAGAAAAAGAAGTCGCTGCCAAGGTCGCCGAAACCAACACGGAGCGCGAAAAAACAAACGAAAAGCTCGAAAAAGAAAAATCCCGCCGTGCGGAGATCGCCGCCCAAGCCGCTGCCAATGCCGATAAAGAACGCCAAAACTCTTTGCAACTCGTCACCCTGGAAACCGAAATCAACGAAGCCAAATCTGCGGGAAACGACGAAAGCGTCAAAGCCCTCGAAGCCGAAAAAAAACGCCTCGAGGACCAGAAAGAAATCGCCAAGCTCACAAAAGAATTCTTGCCGCTGGTGAATGGGAACGCCACTGCCGCCGCCCGCCTCGCCACCAATTTCGTGAACGCCAAAAACGCCGCCGCCGCCATCGGCGACCGCAGCGCCACCGTCACCGTCACGACCAAAGTGGACGACAGCCGCTGGAAAGACCTCCTCGCCGAACTGGCCCTCAATCGAGACCCGAAGACGATCGCCGTCGCGCTTGAGGTCACCGGGAAAAGCAATCTCCAAGACGCCCAGATCGCCCTCCAAAACATGGAGCGAGCCAACAAAAATTTTGATGCGGTTTTTAAAGTCATTGGCGCACGCAGCATCGAAGAAGTCGCGGCCAACCTCAACGGCATCCCCACCGAATCGCAAAAGCAGCTCGCCCTGCAAATCACCGGCGAGACCGACATCGACCGCGCCATTGGCAAGCTCGACACTTTCGCTGGCACAAAAAAAGCAAAAGCCCTTCTCGAGACCCAAGGCTTCGAAAAAATGGAGGAACTTCAAAACGCCCTCAAAGGCGTCGTCGGCGAAAAACGCACAAAAGCCATCGTGCAAACCCTCGGCGTGGATGATGTGGAGGACGCCAAAGATGCCATTGACTCTATCCTTCGTAACAACGGCAAAAAAACCAAAGTCACCGCGGAGGCAAACACCGCCCCAGCTCAAAACGCCATCGACTCGCTGGATGCGCGCAATGTCACGGTCAACGCCGCCGCCGATACAACATCCGCCAGTCAAGCCATAGACAACTTGGGTGGGCAAACCATCGAAGGCAACCTCGACGCCTCCGAATCCATCCAAGCCATCCGCAAGCAGCTGGAAAAAGAAGTCGACCTCGGGCTCAATGCCTCCGAGGGGAACAAAATCCTTGGGAACATCGAGGGCCTCCTCGGCGATTTGAAAACCGTCATGGAAACCCTCTCCCAAAAACTCCCCACCCCCGCCCTTGTATGACGATCTACCGCGCCTCCGAAAACTGGATCCCCCAAGCCCGCAAAACCGTCCGCAAATTCGCCAGCGGGCTCCAAATCACCGAACAGGAATTCCTTTTTCCTGGAACGCCCATTGCCACGCCAAAAAACGAAGGCGACGCATTTGAAGGCGGCTTCGTTTTCCCACAGCCCAGCATTTCCACCACGGACTCCAGCTTGTCGTCCTGCATTGTTAAATCCTACGGTATTTGGGCAACTGTTTCTGAAAAAATCGATTCGAAAATCCTAAAAACAGGGACTGCGACCACCACGCAAGGCACGACGCAGACCACGCAAGAATTCCAATACCTGGCCGCACGCATTCAAACCAAAATCGCCTGGCCGACAAATGATATGGCGACCCCCGTCCCGCCCGACCCATCGCTGCTCGACGGCGCCAATTCAGATTATTTTTTGCCGATCACGCTGCCCACCGGCTCTGGATTTGCGCTGCAAAAGTCCTGGGTCCTCTCTCAATACGAAGTGCAGAATTATGGCCAAACCTCGGAAGTCACCTACACCTACGAGGTCCAAGCGCAATACTCCCGCACCATCACATGATAAGCCTGCCAGTCGATTTTGAAAAATTAACCGGCAAAACGGATTCCCCCAACGGGTATCCCTACCAGCTCAAGGCCGCCGACCTCCAAAAAAATTTCCTCTACGCCGCACTCGACGCACACGAATCCCTGCTCGAAAACAAAACCGGCCCCGGCGGCCACACGCAGCGCCGCCTTAAAATCCCCGCCGTGCCAGCCACCGGAAAATATGTCCTCGGCTCGGTGGACGGCGCCCTCTCTTGGATCGCCACGGAGGAATGCTGATGCAAAACCGGAAATCTGAGACCGGAAACCGGAAATCCCTCTCCGCCTTCCGCCTTCCCCTTTCCGCCTTCCTATGACCCTCGGCCGATCCAGCACCGGAGCCATCAAGATCAAAACCGACTCCCCCGGCCTCCGCGCCGTCGAGTGCGGGTGTTGTGGGCCTTGCACTTGCGTTTTTTCTGACGGGAATATTGTTACAATCTCCGCTCTTGGCAAATCCAGCACCGTTACCATGGGTCAAACCTCACATGGGCCGGTTCCGTGTTATGGGGATATTTCAGAGCAGAGGGAAAATCAGGTTTTTATCCGGTTCAAAACCAGATACACGTTCAGTGACGGAAGCACCGGATCGGAATGTGTGCCTGATAGCATTAGAGAAGATTACGAAGATTGGTTTTACCGCTACATTTGGAGATATTCAATCCAAGGGTGCATCTGTCGTATTGACTTTGAGGAAAACACAAACATTTCAGACGTATTCATAAATATGAATGGGGATCTATGCGACTCATCTGGGGAATTTCCGCCCGGTTGTTGCGTTTGTAGCACCGACACTTATATGTCTGGGTTAGCTAGCAATTACGAAACAGCAACCATAACAAAACGCGGGTCCGTATCTTTTCCCATCACAGGATATGGAACATATAATATAACCATGCCATTTACTGAATTTCATTTCCCTTTTTGTAATCCTTATACTGTTCAATCAAGCCCGACGATAACCGTTGTCTTATCTTAATATATGAGAAATCTAGAGGCGCACCGGATGGCGATTGAAAGCGTTCTTTCCGCTGGAGCAAAGTGGACGACCTCCGGCTTCGCGACCACCCCACCCGAAGCCCTCGCCACCCGCGAAGCCACCTGCCGCGCCTGTTCCGAATGGGACGCCACCGCGCTGAACGCCACCGGCCGCTGCCGCAAGTGCGGATGCTCGACCTGGGCAAAGCTCCGCATGGCCACCGAGCGCTGCCCACTCGGCAAATGGGAGGCCGTCTCTGTGTCCTCTGTGTCCTCTGTGGTCATTCCCTCCGAGCCGCTCCAGTAAACACTCGGAAGCCCGCTTGATTTGACACCCATGCCGCAAGCAGCGGCATGAAACTTTTCCTCGACCAAAAAAACCGGCGATTCATCAAGAGCGCCGCGTCGAATGTCGCGCTCCAGACCCTCCACCTCAAGCGCCGCGACCAGGTGCCGATCGAGATCGTTTTCGTCAGCAACAACGCCGTCACCCCCGCCCCCGCCGGCACCACCACCGCAGTCGGCCTCAAAGCCAAATTCTCCGACGCCAACTTCCTTGCCTACGCTCCCGCCGGCACCGCCCTCCTCGACCTCTTCACCCAGCCCGTCGAAACCGCATTCGCCTCCAACCCCGCCAGCCTCCCCGCCCTCCTCGAAGTCCGCTGGTCCGCCCCTGGCGAGAGCCTCCGCACCGCCACCCTCCAGGTCGAACTTCAAAACTCCGTCATCCTCGGCACCGAAGGCACCCCCGCCGCCGCCCCCGACCTCAAAGCCACGCAAGCCGAGGCCGAAGCAGGCACCAGCAACGAAAAGTGGATGACCCCCCTGCGCACCGCGCAAGCCATTGCCGAACTCGCCCCACCGACCACATGGACCAGCGTCACCGGCAAGCCCGAGTCTTTCCCGCCGTCCTCCCACACCCACACGGCCAGCCAGATCACCGATTTTTCCAGCGCCGTCGTCGCCGCCGCCCCGCCGACCACCGACGCCTCCCTCCTCACCAGCGGCACCCTCGCCGACGCCCGCCTCTCCGCCGCCACCACTGACTCCCTGGCCAAAGCCGCCACCGCTCTCCAGCCCGACTCTCTGGGCGGCGTCGAAGTTTCCTATCTCTCAGCGAAAGGCTACAACCTCGGCGAAAATAACCCCCAGCCTGGCGAAGTATTCCTCCAAGCCGCAGCCAGCGCCCTCGGCGTCTCCATCCGCCCCGCCTCACTCACAGACGACCGCGTTCTCATCACGCCGGACTCCGACGGCACCCTCGCCCTCACCCCCCACGCCGATGGGCGCACCCAGCAACTCTTCTTTACCGGCATTTCTTCTCCCGCGTCCACCCTCGGCCGCCCCGACGATTACTATTTGCGACGCGACGGCTCCACGAGCGTCACCATTTTTCGGAAAAACAACGCAAGCCAGTGGGAGGCCGAAGCCACTCTCGCCACCTCCGGAGCCGTCACCGCCGCCACGCAATCTCTCACGGACTCCCTCGCCACCCTCGAATCCTCCCTCGGCACCCTCGCCACCCAATCCGCCGAAGCCGTTGAGATCACCGGCGGCTCCGCCCACTTTGACACCCTTTCCGCAGGCACCGACCACGCCGCCGCAGATGGCTACCTCACCGTAGCCGCCAACGGCGACCTCCTCGGCACCGGCGCAAACCGCATC